AATATCCCTGTGCTTGGAAGGATCATCATCTCCACTCAAATCTACAATCATTTCATAGACTTGCAAGTCATGTATTACTACCTTACACAAAGCCATTGCTTCCTCCTTTGAGTTCGGGCTGTGAGCCCCGCCTCGTAAGAGGTGGGCGGGGCGAACAGGTCGGACGATCAACAAGATCTCATCCTAGTATATGTTAATCTGGCTCGATAGGTTTCGTACTTTTTATAGTACATTCCAGAATACCTAGCGCAATCAAGAGCGTAGCCCTGCTTAACCTGGGCCATGCCGATGTCAACACCATCATCTCGTTTGCATTGAGCAACCAGTCGCCGGTAGCTTTTGCCTTTGACCTTGCAAGTCAAACGAAATTTCAAAATGGTATTCGCTAGATTTCTTTTTGAACCTTCGCCATACATCGTTGCCATCTCTGGGGCGTCGATACCCCATAACCGAATACGAGTCCCTCCCATATCAATGGTATCTCCATCAATTGCGAAGGCAAATCCTACCAACAATTCTATCATCCTGCTCTCCAAACTAGGGGGATGCAAGGGGGCTTGCCCCCTGCCGGGGTCCGGGGCGGAGCCCCGGCGTTTGTCAATGCTTGAGCATAAGCAAGACTGTGAAAATCATTACTGCGCCTGTGACCAATACGGATGTCATTGATTCCATGATCCTATCCTCTTTGAACTGGGGGTGCAGGGGGCGGAGCCCCTTGCCGGGGTCGGGCGGAGCCCGAAATTTTTTTATGGTTAAGCACCCATTATGGGTGGGGCAGGCTGGGTGACCTGCCCCTATGGCTGCTAGTTGCTGCCGACTGCGATCTTGCGAGTGCGCGGCGCGACCTGCGCGGGGTGTTCGTCCTCGCTGGTAGTAGCTGGGGTTGCAACCGGAACCATTGCAGCCAGTGCCTTTGCGACAGCGGCGGTCTGGGCTGCATTGTAGTCCTTCGGCTCGTATGGCGTCCATGACTTGGCAGGGGAACGGCCATTCGTTTGAGTGGCAATATCAAGCTGCGCTAAATTGAAGTGCGTTCCGAATTGATTGGCCATTTCGCGTTGCACTGCTACACGGGCTTCGAGACTGTGCACCTTTTCTTGCTGGCGGTCTAAGTCATAGTCAGAATATACAGGCGCGCCATCCTGCATGTTGCGAAGCTTCAGGATCTCGTTATCTAGGCTGCGGGAATCGTATACACTGCGACTATAGCAGGCCTGCGCGATTGCTCGAAGAACATCGGCGCGAAGCCATAGCAGGGAATCAAAGCCGGACTGGGACTCGTCGGACGGGTCGCGGCTGGTGAAGAACTGGGAGATAGCGAGGGCGATGTCGTTTGCAGTGATGGTCATGAGTCTGTTTCCTTAACGTGAAGCCCGTAGGCGGTTGTGGGTGTGTTGATTAGAGGACGGTTGGAAGCGGTACGATACGCCAGCCGCGCGTTGCGTCTTCGCGGTAGCTACGCATTGCAAAGCTGTCGAGGTATTTGCGAGCGTGTTGAATGCTGTCGAATTGTAGGTCGCGGCCGGATTCGCTGCGAAGAAGGCGACCACTGCTCATGATAATTGCGTACATTGTGTTTCCTTAAGGTTAAGCTCGTAAGCGGTTGCGTTGGTTGCTTCCAACAAATGGACAATAGCATATATTGTGCGCGTGTATAGAAAAATATACGTTGCGGCGCACAAATTCGTTGCTGCAGCGCACAAAGCGTCAGATTGTCGCTTGCCTGTTTGGGTTCCCTGCGAGCGCAGCGAGTGCAGCGGCACTTGATCGTTCCTATCCACGGGCGGAGCAGTAAGCTGCGGGAGTGCAAGGGTCTGGCTGAAGGCCATGGCCCGCCAGCACGGTTCGCCGCCCGCGTGAGCGCCTCGCGCGAACAGATAGGGCGGCTATGCATTAGCCTTATGGACCCTCTGACGGTTGCTTCCCAGTGATGGGGTACTGCTGAGATGCCAGGGAGGGCGACCGGCGGGAGCCTGACCACGCGCGCGATAGGGATGGCGGCTTTGCTCGAGATCCCGGAGCGAAGCGGAGGAGCTCGACAGCCAGCCCGGGCCGGAGCGCAGCGCAGGTATCGCCTTGGTACCTTGACAGCGTTGTAACCCTCACCGTATGTAATAACTCGGGAGTAGATGATGGCTCTGACTAAGGTAGAAGATACTAAGCTGACTCCAAAACAGGATGCTTTCGTTGATGCATATGTAGCAAACGGAGGCAACGGAGCAGCCGCAGCCAGGGAGGCAGGTTACAGCGAGAAATCTGCACGCATTGAGGGCCACAGATTACTGCGCAACCCGCTGATTGTAAAAGAGGTATATGAGCGCACAGTGGTGGCGCTAGGTGCATCGCTCCCCAAGGCGCTTGAGACGGTATCGAAGTTAAGCACTGAGGCTAACTCAGAATACGTTCGCCTTGAGGCAGCCAAGGACTTGATGGATCGCGCTGGCCTGAAGGCACCCGACAGAGTCGAAGCAAGGCTCTCTGGTGACTTCAAAGTGTCGATTGATCTCTCCTAAATCGTACCCCCTGTGTGAGTTATCCACAGGAGATTTCACGGTGAGAGGGGAGGGGGGTTCAAAACTCTTGGCGACGGTACCCATCAATCACCCCTACAATTATTTTTCCCGTCCAAGGTTCGGTCCATTTCCCTATACATTGCATCTGAAATATTTTCTCCCCAGATAGGGTGCGGAGGTTTTTGGTGGCTAGTCCGGCATGGCAGCGTAAGGCTGGTAAGAATCCCAAGGGTGGCTTGAATGAGGCCGGTCGTAGGTCTTACAATCGCGAGACTGGTGGCAATCTGAAGGCTCCGGTAGGCGGCGCGCCTAAAAGCCCTGAACAGATGAGGCGGCAGGGATCGTTTCTTGTCCGTATGGGCTCATCGAAAGGCCCATTGAAGGACGAGAAGGGCAGGCCCACGAGGCTGAAGAAGTCGCTAGAGGCTTGGAATCATAGCGGCGATAAGGCCAGTGCGGTTGCCAAGGGCAAGAGATTGTTGGCAAGATACCAGGCATTGAAGAAGAAAAAGGGTAAGTGATGGCTAAGATGCCCCCATTGGGTTCCGGTGAACGGTACAAGAAGCTGGTGTCCTCCCTGAAGGAAAAGGGTGCCAAAGATCCCCGTGCGCTTGCGGCGTATATTGGCCGGAAGAAGTACGGCAAAGAAAAGTTTCAGCAGTTGGCCGCTAAGGGAAAGAAGTGATGGCTAAGAAGATGGGTGAAATGAAGCTGCCGGTTACCATTAAATCGGAAGCACAGGCCGAGAAACTTCATAAGAAGTACATGGCTATGAAGGCTGCGGCCAAGAAGAAGGCAAAACCAAAATGATGCAGGCTCTTGCGATTTCTTTGGGCGATGCAATTAACATTGCAATGTCTGTCCTGATTCTCATTTATCTGGTGCATAAGCTGTAATCATGGCAGACATCGTTGAGTTCCCTAGTCGCAAGGTTGAGGCAGAAAAAGACCATGCGGATATGGAAACCCTTTTCAGAATCCTGCAAGGCAAGGTTGGGAAGATTGTCATCATTGCTGAGTTTCTTGACGGCAATGGGTTTGTTGGTAGCTATCCTCATGATATAGACCAGGATGATAGCCAGGAACTCTATGATTTAGTCAGTGAGGTCGTCTTTGACGCTGAACCTTATAACTGATGAAGGCGGCTTCTCTAGCCAGCTTTCCCTACAGGACCGCAACCGGCTGCGGTCTATCGTCCGCGCAGTCCACCTGCGACACTATCCCAAGCACATGCTGACCAATCTTGAGGTCGATAAGCTGATCGACGCATGGGGACCAGAGGTTGCTGGCCGCATTGTGAAGCAGGCCATTGATAGCGGATCAGTTGACTGATGTTTTCATACAAGCCTGGCGGCGAAGTCCTCAAAGCATTCATGAAGGATAATTCCTTCTTCCGAGGATTGCGCGGCCCGGTTGGATCTGGGAAGTCAGTGTGCTGTGCCGTTGAGATATTCCGGCGTGCCTTGCAGCAGGAGCCGGGTAGGGACGGCAAACGCAAGACCAGATGGGCTATCGTCCGAAATTCCTACCCGCAACTGCGGACCACCACCATCAAAACCTGGCTTGATTGGTTCCCGGAGGACGTCTGGGGCAAGATGTTGTGGCATCCGCCGCCCTACACCCACCACCTAAAGCGTGGTGATGTAGAGATGGAAGTCATATTTCTAGCCCTCGACAGACCCGAAGATGTCAAAAAACTACTGTCATTGGAGTTAACCGGCGTCTGGATTAACGAAGCACGCGAAATTCCCAAGACAATTGTTGACGCCTGCACCATGCGCGTCGGTCGATTTCCCTCTATGAAGGACGGCGGACCTACATGGTATGGCGTAATCTGCGACACGAACGCCCCGGACGAGGACCACTGGTGGCCAATCATGTCCGGTGAGGTTCCGCTGCCTGACCACATTGGGCGCGAAGAAGCACTGATGTTGGTCAAGCCTGATACCTGGAACTTTTATAATCAGCCGGGTGGAATGATTGAGGAGAAGGACCAGGACGGTACGCTACAGTCCTATAAGCTGAACCCAAAGGCGGAGAATCGCTCTAACCTGACGCCGCAATATTATCCAGACATCATCAAGGGTAAGGCAAAATCATGGATTGATGTGTATGTTCTGAACAAATTCGGCAGTTTGTCCGATGGAAAGCCTATCTATCCTATGTTTACAGACGAGTTGCACATTGCGAAAGAACCGATACTGCCGGTCGCTGGCCTTCCAATTATCATTGGTATGGATTTCGGTCTGACCCCGGCGGCGGTATTTGCCCAGAATGTGCGTGGAAAATGGCTGATTCTTGACGAATTAGTGGCGGAAGATATGGGTATCGTCCGGTTTGCGGAACTGTTTCGCAAGGAGTTTGCTGCAAACTTCCCGGCTATGCAGGCAATGGTGTATGGAGATCCGGCTGGTGACTATCGTGCTCAGACGGACGAGCGGACCCCGTTCCAGATCTTGCGTACCGCTGGGATTAAAGCATACCCGGCTGGGAATAATGATGTTGCCCTGCGCCTTGAGGCAGTATCTGGTGCATTGAATAGGCTAATCGACGGACAGCCTGGGTTTATTGTCGATAAAAAGTGTGTCAATCTTATCAAAGGGTTCCGTGGCGGCTACCAATACCGCAGGATGCAGGTGTCTGGTGCGGAGAGATACGAGGAAAAACCCAATAAAAACAAGTTCTCCCATGTCCATGATGCCTTGCAGTATGCGCTGATTGGCGGTGGCGAGGGCCGTAACCTGCTATCATCTGGCAGAAATACAAGACCAGTCGTAGCCCGACAGTCCTTTGATGTGTTCTCAAGGCCGGGCATGAAGCAGCGACCGCCGCGGATTAGGTTTGGTCCATTGTAAACTTTATTGACTTATAGGACAGGTTCAGTAAAAGAGGTGACATATGTGTTTTTCTGCCCCAAAACCACCGCCAGTTCCACCGGAAGATCCGGCTGCTGTTGAGCAGCGCCAGGCTGCGAAGGAACAGGCTATGGCTGAAAAGACAGCCGAAAAAGAAGCACGCATCCGTGATGCACAGATGCGCACTGCTGGTATGGGTTTCCGCACTCTTTTGACTGGCTCTCGTGGCGGCATGGGATATGGCCGGGGTTTGCTGGGATAAATGATAAACAACTCTGAACCACTCCCGACATTGACCGGGGATCTTGTCGAACAACTCTCTGCAAGATTTCACCGGGCTAAGCGAGTCCGTGAAAACTGGAACTCAAAGTTCGAGGAGTGCTATGAGTATTCTATGCCAGCCCGTGAATCTTTCTATGAAGAAAGTCGTGGCTCCGTAAAGACGGATAAGATCTTCGATGAGACGGCTGTTGTCGGTGTTCAGGAATTTGCTTCGCGCCTGCAAGCTGGCATTGTACCTAACTTTGCTCGATGGGCTGAGTTGGTGGCTGGGTCTGAAGTACCGCCTGAAGAATCTAGTGCGGTCAATCGCGCTCTGGAAACGGTAACTGATTACATCTTTGAAATCCTTCAGAGTTCCAACTTTGCCCAGGAAGTGCATGAGTCTTTCCTGGATCTTGCGGTTGGAACGGCCTGCTTGCAGGTAACGGAGGGTGATGCACTTAACCCGGTTCGCTTTACAGCTATACCGCTGACGCATCTTTACCTTGATTGCGGACCTGATGACCGCATTGACCAGGTATTCCGCTACAGGAATATGCGTGCAACGAACATCAAGGTAGCCTTTCCAAAGGCAACCCTTTCTGCCGACATGCAGGATAAGCTAAGATCCGGGCATGATGAGTATGTAAAACTGGTAGATTGCACCTACAGAATCTATGCTTCTGTAGAAGAACAGTATCAGAGGGTAGTCTTTGACCCCAAAGAGAAGCACATTTTCTTCTCTGAAACGTACAAAGGCACAGGATCTAACCCATATATTCCCTTCCGTTGGGCTAAATCTGCCGGTGAAATCTACGGTCGCGGCCCTCTAATGAACGCAATGCCAGCGATCAAGACCTGCAATCTGACGGTGCAGATGATTCTTGAGAACGCGCAGATGTCTATTTCTGGTATGTACCAGATGGAGGACGATGGCGTTGTTAACCCAGATACAATCCAGTTGGTTCCCGGCACAATCATTCCTGTTGCGCCTGGATCGTCTGGTCTTAGAGCAGTTGGGCCTGCTGGTAACTTTGACGTTGCCCAGCTTGTGCTTCAAGATATGCGGATGAATATTCGCAAGGCGCTCTATAATGACATGTTAGGCAACCCGGATAGGACGCCAATGTCTGCGACTGAAGTTTCGCAGCGCATGGCTGATCTATCCCGGCAGATTGGTTCAGCGTTCGGTCGGTTGCAGGCTGAGTTGGTTGGTCCCCTACTGCAACGGGTTGTCTATATTCTGAAGAAGCAGGGTCGCATCAATATCCCTACAGTCAATGGCCGAGAGATTAAGATCCAGTCTACTAGCCCATTGTCTCGCGCTCAGTCACAGCAGGATATTGTTGTCTTTGACCGCTTTGTTGAATTGGTGCAGGGTCGCTTTGGTCCGCAGCTTGTTAACCTTTTGGTTAAGAGCGAGGAAGCTGCAAAGTACCTGGCCGATAAGTTTGGCGTACCAGAACGCCTGCTGCGATCCGATGCGGAACGTGGCGAAATGATGGCACAAATTGCTATGCAAATGGGTGCCGCTCAATCTGGTGGTATGCCTGCTATGGGAGAAGCTGGTGGAGCAGAAGTCGCGCCCGGTGGTGGGGCCTGACGGTAATATCCGTACACCCAAACAGGAAGATGAACTCAATAAAATTTTTGCCGGTGTCTTTTCAGGACAGGGCGGCAAAGAGATTATTCGGTATCTTCGCAGCATAACAATCGAATCTGTAGCTGGTCCAGCAATTAATTCAAACGAATTAATGCACAAGGAGGGCCAGAGGTTTATTGTTGGTATCATTGAACAGAGAATAGCGAGAGGTCAAAATGAACGATAGTCTTATTTCGGGTGACTCCCCGCAGGATCAGAATAGCGAAGCGGCAAATGACGTGGATGTTTCACATGAAACACCGCAGCGTCCTGATTGGTTGCCGGAAAAGTTTTGGGTAGATAACCAGCCAGCCTATGAGTCTTTGGCTAAATCCTATGGCGAACTAGAGACACGGTTTCGATCAAAGGACGAATCCCTTCGAGAGTCCATTATTGAAGAATTGTCCGCCGAAGCAATAGCTAATCGCCCGGCAAAGATAGAGGATTACGAACTACCTGAGATTGAGAGCGTAGATCTCCAGCAGCTTGCAAACCATCCAATTACGGAATGGTGGGCAAATTTTGCCTACGAAAACGGATTTGGGCAGGACACCTTCAAGGAAGGCATCCAAAAATATCTTGAAGCTAGAATGACGGATGTTCCAAATTATGAGCGGGAAATGGAAGCTATTGGTGATAATGCTTCTGCCCGCACCCAGGCAGTAGGTCTATGGGCATCCAAGAACCTGGGACAGGACGAAATGGCTGCTCTTGAGCAGGTCTGCACAACGGCTGCAAACTTTAAACTAGTTGAGAAGCTGATTGCTATGGCAGGGAATCAGGAGAATCCAGACGCAGTAACCGAGTCTGTGCCAGAAGTAGACGAAGCTGATGTTAGGAAGATGATGATGGATCGCCGCTACTGGTCCTCACAGGATCGAGATCCTCGCTTTGTTAAGCAGGTAGAGCGGTTCTTCCAGAAGAAGTATAACGCCTAATGCAAATTAGATACGTTAAAATGGCGGATATAGACCAGTGCATACAACTGGGATATGCCATGCACCAGGAAAGCGTATATCGAGTACACCCCTATCTGCCTGATAAGGTAGCGTTTTTGGTGCAGACTTGCATAGAAAGTCCTGAATATGTCGGTCTTGTGGCGGAACATTCTGGGCAAATTGTGGGCTTTATGGCTGGCATTGTGGGCGAAAACTTCTTTTCAAACACCAGGTATGCCA